AGGAAATTAAAGATATATACGCTCTATATCAGAATCTATATGAGAAAAATACTCGTTTAGATAAATCCAAGTATGATCTTAATAAACTTCAAGGTGGATTGTCTAGAGATGAATATAATAATTTAAGTAATAGTGAGCGTAATCAACTTAATAGAGCACTTAAGGTTCAGTCATTACAAAATACGGGTAAAGAAGTTGGACTTAAAAAAGGTGAAGGTCCTGTTACTGTTAGTAGCGTAAATGATGAAGGAAAACCAAAAAGAGTAGATAATCAATCTAATAATACTTCAAGTGATAAAAAGGAATATGGTGGAGAGGGTACTAAAACCGTTCTTAATAAAGATGGATCTAAGACTACTACAACGGGTCATAGTGACGATATTGGAAAGGGTAGTTTTGGTGGAACAAAAGCTTCATCTGAGAAAGGTAAGAAAATACTCAATCCAGAGAAAGAAAAAGTTACACCTTCTAAAGTTATAACTAAGGGTGGTCCTGATAGATCAGGAACTCAAAGTTCTCAGAAAGATGAAGTTATAACTAAGCCTGCTTCTAAAGTTATAACTAAGGGTGGTCCTGATAGATCAGGAACTCAAAGTTCTACTTCTTCTAAAGTTATAACTAAGGGTGGTCCTGATAGATCAGGAACTCAAAGTTCTACTGCTGAAAAGAGTAAGCCTCAGTTAGGTGGTCATGCTAAACTTAATGCACAAAAAATTGAGAAAACAAGAGTAGAAAAGATAAAAGCTAATCAACCAGCACCAACTGAAAAAGATCTAGAAGATGCGAAGAAGGAAGCTGACACAGCTAATATTGCGAAATTATCTGGAAAGTATAAGGAAGTACCTGCTCCTGGTCCAGGTAATGATGGAAAAACTGTTCTTCAGAAAGTAAAAAATCCAAATCCAAAAGATAATAAATTAGATCCAACACCTATAAAGAAACCAGTAGATACTCCTGTAAAAACCCCAGTAGCAAAACCAAAGATAACTGCCAGAAGTTTAATGAGGCAGAGAAATATTGATAGATTTGGTGCTGATAAAGTTAATGCATTGCAACAGAAGCAGAAAGACTTTAAATCTATGCAAGCAAAGAGTATGATGCCTGGTGCTAAACCTGGTGCTGCTAAAGCTGAATTTGCTAAAAAGCATCCAACTTCTAATGTAGCAAAGGATTTGAAAAAGAGTAAGAGAGTCACTTCTGTAATGGATATGATGGATTCTTATGATCCTTCTCTTAATGAGGATGGAAGTATTGGTAAAGTCGTAGGAGGACTAGCAAAGCCTACAAAGCCTAAGTCTAAGTATAATCGTGATAATAGAGTGTTAACTAAATCAGTAGCAAAGCCTAAGTATGATGGTGAAGTGTTAACTCGATCTGTCATAATGACAAAGGATCAGGCAAAGAAACTTAATAGTAAGACTGAAGATTATGATGCTTATGATTTAGTTCTTAATTATCTACTAGAAACCAATCAAGTAGATACTATTGAAGAAGCAAATTATGTAATGATTCAAATGGATGAAGCTACTATCCAAGGCATTGTAAATGAATATGCCTAAGTATGTTAAGGAGTCAATCCTTAGACAATACAGTGGAAAAAATTATACTATAGAAGATAAGAAAAATGTTATTAATTGGTACTCAGGAAAAATTAAATCCTAGTGCCTAGTAACTGCCTTTTTGACCGTAGCGGTTCCTTCAATAGCTCTGACTATTGATCCGCTAGGGTCTTTTAATAGTAAATCGTAAATATAATTTCCTGCTTTTAGTAGTATAGTTTTTTCTGCTACTAATTCTATACCAATTCTTCCTGTGGTTGGATCATTGGGATATGATATATTAAAGTCTGCTGTTTTTTCTGAACTTGAATATTTTTTTAATTGTGCTATAGCAGTATATCCTGTTAGATCTAATGGACTATTTGATGTATAATCTTCTAGTAGATATGTCTGGGCAAAATCTGTTCCAGTATATATTGCTATGTTTGTTATGAATACTGGGGCCATTATGATAAGTCTCCTGATAAATCGGTGAATATGAATGGTGTAATCCAATCCTGATTGGAATCAGTAACAGTAATAACTGTTATATTTTTATCTGTTAATTTTGTTAGTAAGGCATCATAAGATGCTTGGGTCGCATAAGAGTTGTCAATAAAGATAGCAACATAAGATCCTTCAGGTAAACTACTTAGATTACATATATCAAACCAATCAGATGCTGCTGAAACATCACCATTATCAATATTTACTTTGACTGGACCATAGGTAAGACCATTAGCAATTTCACTTCGGGTTTCTGATCCTGTATAATTATACATTTATATTAATGGTGATATGTTTACAGTTGTTTCCGCAAGGAAATTATCAGGAACCTTTAAAGCATCCCAATCAGTTTCAGTTACAAAATTACCAAATCCATCTGATGTTGGTTGTAGTAGATAAAATGTTCTATTTGGATAAGTTGTTCTAAATTGCTCCCAACTATTAAGAACAGCACCAGTGGTTCCAATTCCAACACCAGATGAACTTATTACAGCAATGCATGTTCTATCATCGCTACCTGGAGATGAAAATTCTGGACTTTTAGATACACCAGGTCTAACAAGAGCAGTTCCTTCTAGAACTAATTCTTTAGTTCCATTGGGTTTAGTCACCATTACATCATAGACATATCTACCAGATTTTAATAATGATGTTGTCCAGCGTGGTATGTTTAATGAAATTTTTCCATTAACCCTATCAACAAATTCAATTTGAAATGTAATAGCGGTGTTACTATCAGCATGTTTTCTTAATTGTCCCTTAGCACCATAATTTGTTAGGTCAACAAGTTTACCACCACTTTCTAATAGTGTGAAATCTTGAGAGAAATCTTCACCAGAATCAACAGTAATATTATTTACGTAGACTACAGACATATCTTAATGTAGTTTATCTTAGATATTTATCATATATAAGTATGAGATGAATAAAGATTATGAAATGGAAGGAGATTATGAAAATCCCTGGTACTACAAAGGTACAGCTTTCACTTCTGACGATATTGGCGATTTCTTCGGTTTCGTCTACTGCATTACTAATATCCAGTCGGGTAAACAATACATCGGAAGAAAGTATTTCCAACAAAAACGTAAGCCTAGAGGTGGTAAGAGACGGGTTACGTCTGAGAGTGACTGGAAAAAATACTATGGAAGCTCTGACGAGCTTAGTGCAGATAGAAAGTTACTTGGAAACGCAGCGTTCAAACGAGAGATCTTATCCCTCCATACCAGACTCGGAGATGTAAACTACGAGGAAACAAAACAATTATTTTTAAATAATGTGTTAAGCGAATCCCTTGACAATGGAGAACCAGCATACTACAATAGCAACATATTAGGACGCTATATGCGTAAAGATTATGGAAACTTTGGAAGAAACTCTAAAACGTAATTATGATTGGGCAATACATCGTATGGATGTATTATCTAAGTTAGGAACATATGAAGATATTATGGAAGCAGATTCCATTCGTCAAGAATTTAGAGAGTGGATAAACCCTAATATTGATGATCATGATATTCTTTCTTTAGAGTATCTCCCAGATGTGTACGGTTGACTTTGTTAGCAAAAGCCTATATACTTTGTAACGAAAAGTAAAGCTGAGGAGTACAAGCTTAAATGACTCATTTAAAATCAAAGATATTGGATATTCCAGCATCCGCACATGGTATACTGGAATTTGCCTTTTTTGTGGGAGTTGGAATAACTGCTGGTTCATTAGGACTTATATAAATAAAATTCACTTGGATTAATACAATGCAAAAAATAATCAATGTACTTGCTGTTGCGTCTGCTGCTGTATCTGTTGCCGTTGTTGGCCTTGGTGGGTATGTTTACCTTAATAGGGAAGCCATCATAGAAGATGTAAAACAAAAAGCACTTGGAGGTCTTGGTGGATCATTGGGTGGAGATCTTCCTATTGGTGCTCCTGATCTTGCTGCTCCTGATACTTCTGCAGGTCTTCCTACTTCTGATATTAAACCATTTTAAGATTGCTATATAGTAGATAGTTGCTATAATAGAATGGCAGAAGAAGTAAAAGAAGAAGAGATTCTGGAAGAAGCACCCA